CCAGGGTCAGATCGCCCGTTCTCAATACCGTGGGCACAACCTCCTCCCACGCATTGGTACTGTCATGGGTAGTCGCATCTTCCGTATCCAGGGAGATACCCGGCCCGGAGATGTTGCGCACATTCGCAATTTCATCAAACGTCTCGGGAGCCTCATCGCCCTGTCTCATTTCCAGAGTTGTTCCAAATGCAGAATATTTCATTCAAAGCCTCCTTACAGCTCGTACCAGATAAAGTAATCAGCGCTTATCCACCACAAGCCGCTGTCCGGGTCGGCATCCTCCCGCTCATCGGCAATCAGCGCACCTTGTATCCGCAAGGTTTCCAGCCCAACCGTCACCGTGCCCTTGTAACCGTTCAGCGCCGCCCGCAGTTGAATATTCACCGCCTGCGCACTCGCATACGTCAGGCCCCAGCAGTTGAACTGGAAGCGAGGTCGCGCCGTGCCGCCAGCGTTATCATGCGAACTCAGGTAAAGATTCGATATCCGCTGATACGTCACCGCTGGCAGGGTCGCCCCTTGCGGTAAGCGCAGCGGGTACACTCTCGAACCAATCAGCGCAGATAAACCGGCATAACCGGTCAGCCGTGCTTTCAAAGCCTGCCCAATGTCCACGGTCACAGCGCCCTCCGAATGTTCTTCGCCAGCTCTTTGCCGATCACTTCGCCTATTTCGGTTTCATGTTCGTCAAGCGCCGGTCTCAGGTATGGTCTCGCCGGGATGGTCACAGACTTCGTCACCACGTGCACGCCGTCAATCACGAAGTGAAGCGCTTTCGCAGCTGTTGCCTTGATAACGCCGCCGAATTCGTGGATCGCCGCATAAACGATGTTCGTTCCGATCTCCGCTTCAGCCTTGCTCCCGCTCGCCTTTGCCAGCCGGGTTTCAATGCTGTTCACCAGCGCACTCGTGTCAATCAGATCATGCGCCTGGATGTTATTGCGGGCAAAGCCTCCCACCGCTTCAGCGCCAACCATCAGCGCTTCACCCAACGCAGCACCTTGCGCCGCCTTACTCAGCGATTTCAGGTCTTTCAGCAGCGCTTCATCCTCGATCCGCACGGTCACGCGCATCTAAACCTCCACCCGGCGCAGGCGCAGCGTCTTGGCGCTCGGCCCGATCTGCGCATCGCCTTCCACGTGGTACACCAGCGCAGTGCTCAGCCGCTCGCCGTGCCGCCGGGTAATCTTCACCCGCATCTGCTCGTCAATCTCCACGTCCAGGGCAACCCGCAGCAGCGCATCAGCTTCAAGCACGGTCTTATCCCGCTGCCTGATCTCCCGGCTTCCGCTTGGGTTGAACCCGCACGGGATCGCTTCGCCGTCTGTCCAGGTTTCGATCATCTCGCCGTAGCTGTCCGCCGCCGTTGTGCAGCTTTGCAGCACGCACGTATCCGGCAGGTAGCCATCCTGCGCTTCTCGCATCCCGGCCAGGTCTCGCTCAGTAAACAGGGTTGACGTCATTACGCTCCAGCCTCACCGTCTCAAAGCCGCCCCTGGAATGCTTTCTGTGAAAGTCCGCCTGCGCTTTGCAGTGTTCGTACTTCTGCTCCAGGTGATAGCTCGCTCCATCCGCAGAGAAGGCGAACTGCTTTGCCGCCGCCGCCGCTTTGTAATTCCAGATATCCGCAGCAGCAGCGTGCAGGTCATGGGCTTCACCGGTCGCATAGACCGGCATATTCGGCTCGCTGGCAAACGTCCAGCGCCCGGCGTTTAGGTCAGAAGTGGCCGCCGTGAGCTCGGCATAACCAGCATCTTGCAGCGTGACCGTTTCCCAATCTTCAAAGCGGGAGATATGTTCCAGGTACTCGCTGCCAGTGGTTGTCCGGGTTTCAATCCCGGTCAGCTCTTCGTAGCGGATAATCAGACGGTGCGCGTCGCACGCATCTTGAAGCTGCTGGTCGGTAAACTCAGCTTCAGATTGTGGATCATCTACCAGTAAACGTAAACGCGCCAGCAGCGCCGTCATCGTGGAGCGCACCGTCATATTACCCTCCTATCTGGGGCTATTTGGGCAGCTTGTACGCCCGGATGGTCGCAGTCTGCGTCTTGGTGGCGGCCGGCGTCACCTTGATGCTGATGGTCCCGTCCGATTGCATGTGCCGGGCACTGTCGATCACGATGTACCGCACGGCGTTTTGGGCAACGGTGAATTGCACATCGCCCAAACCCGCAGACATCGCCGGAGGCTGATCGCCCGCCAGAATGTCCACGGTCAGCGTGTCAGCCGCCTGAGCGGTATTGATAACCTCAATCAGGATCCGCCGTGTATCGCCAGCAGGCGTCAGCGGCAGGGTAACCGCAACAGTGCCGGTATCCAGCACATCCGCCGTCGGCTGGGTAAGCACGGTTCCGGCGGTCAAAGAATTCAGGGTAATTACAGTGGCATTCGCCATTTTTCACTCCTTCGGAATTTTCCGCTAATCATCTGGCGAACAGCGAACCGGTAACCTTCGCCTGATCGCTGTTCACCAATTGCTATTCACTAACTTGCAGCGTTCTTGGCGTACAGGCAAGCCAGGATGCTGGGACGAACAACCTTGCGACCGTAGAGCAGCATGCCCTTCACCGCACTGGCAAAGCGCAGCTCAGGCCGGTAAGCCTCAAGCGAGTTGATCTGCTCAGCGTAGCTCCAGGCCATCGGATGACCGGCAAGAATGCGGTAGGTCTTCACGCTCTGGGCGTCATCGGTGACGTTGTTGCTCATGTACACGTCAAAGCCAGCAGCCTGCCCGATCATGCCATCGGTGCGCAGCCGGTTGCCCTGATCTGTAGCGTTCACAAAGCGGCTGTCTTTCAGCATCGCTCCGTGTGCCCACGGCGGTACAACCACCCAGCGACCGTTACGCGGGCAGTTGTTGTTGTCCAGGATCACCGCAAGGTCAACCAGGTAATCGTACATGGCAGAGCCGGCGGTCAGCACTAAGCCCAGCTTTGCAGAACCGGCGTCAGCGCCTACCTTGTTGGCAGACGGTACCTCGGAATGCAGCGAAGCCAGGTCAGCATCCACCACGTCAGCCAGGCCCCAGGCTGCATCACGCATGGCCGCATCCATCACCTTCGGCTTGGTTTGCACCTTGTCGATGTCATCCACCTGGAAGTTGAAGTACTTCGCAGTGTCGATGGTCAAGGTGGTTTGCGCATCGGTCAGCGTTTCCGCAGCCGAAATGTCGGTATTCTTGGTATAGGTGCCAATGGTCACCCGCCCAATCGAATTGATCTTGACCGTATCGCCTACGGCTTTGATCTCGCCTTCATAGTCACGGTTGCACAGTTTGGCGTAAACATGCGCATCGTTCAGGTTTTCCAGCAGGCGTGCACTCCACACGCTGGGGATGAAATTGCTCAGGGTCATTGCGTTCCTCCGCTAAATGTTATGTTTGTTCTGCAAGCGCAGCGCTTACAGCCTCCCAGTTACGGTTGATCTCATCCGGCGTCATCTTTTCGATTGCTTCACGGGTCAGGCGCTGCGTCCCTCCGGCATTCGCCGTAGAGGTTTGCGTTTCTTGCGATTGTGCCTGTTGCCCGCTCTGCGCAGCGGCAAATAGCTCCGGGTAAGATTCCTTCATTTTGGCAAAGTCCACTTCGCCCTGCTCGCTGATCAGCTTCGCTTCCGAAGCGGCCAGGTATGCCAGGCGCAGGTTCTTTACCCCGGCGGCATGGGCAGTAGCATAAAACTGGTTCATTCGCTCTGTCGTTGCCATCCGCTCGGCCATCTCTGTCAATTGCTTCTGTGCCTCGCTCCCGCTCTCGGCTTTCTTCGCCAATTCTCTCAATTGACGCTCAGCCTCTTTGCGGCTGGTACGCTCCGTCTCAAGCGCACTCTTCAGCCCCTGGGTATGCGTTTCATACAGCTTCTTGACAGGCTCGGCCTGTTTCGCCAGGTACGCTTCAAAATCGGCAAACGTCTCGCTTGTCTCTTTGCTGGTATCCTGCGAAGTATCGCTATTCGTGTTCTCAGTCTCGGGCATCTCGCTCCTCTTTCCCCGGCTTCCCACCAGGTTTATTTTTCTATTCACAACATTAACAGACTTTGCAGTCCGTTTCTATTGTCAAAATGTGCAATTTATTCTTTCGGCTTCAAATCCCTCACCGGCTTCAGTCCAATCGTAGGCCCCCACACCGGATCATCCTTGATCTTCGCAAAATCGCCCCAGCCCACCTGCCCCTCTTTCCACATCTTCCAGCGGGTTGCCCCCATGATCTTCTTCTGCGTCGCTTCATCTTGCCGCTCAAACCAGGCTTGCCCGTCCCCGCCGCGCAAGTCAAGGCCGTCAATCTCAGGCGTGGTATAGCACCTGCAATTCGGATGACTGGCAACGATCTCCTCCGTATCTTGCACCGTGCCGTCCAGGGAAAGGCACGCCAGGCACGTCCGGTCTTGCAAGGCCACGTGCCGCCTGTACTTCTTTATGCCAGCCTGCGCATACCTCGCCCGGGTCGCTTCCCGGTAAGCCCGTATTTGCTCCGTGCGCGCAATCGTCAGCGCCTTATTCAGGCCAGCGCTCAGGCCCCCGGCCATGCGCCTTGCTACCTTTCTCGGGCTTTCGCCAAATGCCAGCCCATCCAGCAGCGCCTGGGTCATGCCGTCCACCGCATCCGGGAAGAGCGCCCGCTCCTGCAGAAGCGAGAAGAGCGGCTTCCCATCGGCACAGACGCCGGTCATAAACTCGAAGGGTTGAGAAGGGAGCATTTGAAAGTTGCCCCGCATCGCAACCCGCAAGGCGGTAGAAGCGCTATCCAACCCCAATTGCCCGGCTTCGGTTTG